CTTCATATAATCATCTATCCATATTTCTTTACCATTAGGATATTTATAAACAGTATCTGCATTACCAACAATTTCAGCTATACGATTACCATGCTCGTCAACGCCTGCGTCTCTAACTGTGTTTAACTTACTTCCAATAGGCTTGCGTGAATCAAATGTCTCGCCTGTGTTTAGGTCAGTAAACTTAATCCAAGACATCGGTACACTCATCAAAATATGCTGGGTCTATTATCATTATAATCTCCCTTAATTTTTTACTCTTAGCTTCCAGCCTATCCTCTAGGGAATTAATATACTCTTTCAATTGTTCTTCTGTCTTAGACAAAGTCCACCTTTCGTCGGGGGCAGTCATATAGTACTTATCGTCCTCACAATATATACAAGGCTCATACTTAACTTCAGGCCTACTGCTCATAGGATGTATGATTGTTACATGGCTTTTTATGCGTTCTTTATGTCGCTCCATATTATTCCCTTGTTAATGTGCAGGTTGTTTTCACGCTTTGGCCCTCTATAGTCTCTAGATTAACTGTCTCGTGAAAGCCAAGACAAAGTATCACCACTAAAGGGATAGCTACAGGCAATGACCAGGCCCATGACATGTTCCCGACGGCAACTTCGCTTAAACAAAAAATAGCCCAACAGACATATGCAATTAATAACAATGCTATAGGAATTGTTTGGTAATAACTCATAGCGAACACCTTTTTGTTACATCATACTCAGGTGTTGGGATTAGTTTTTCATTGAATTGTTCAGTTGGGAAAAATAGTATAGAGCCGTGATTGGTTGAACCTACACCAACCGATTTTTTTTTGTCGTTAGTACTTATATAGTTACTTAACTGATATGCGTACAAAACTATTTTTTCGTACTCACGGTTTTGTAACACTGTTATGTAACTCATAAAGAGCCATCTGTCTCTATGCTTTTAACAAAGATTCTATTATCATTAACCATCTCTATAAGTCTTTTACATACCGAACAAAGAAGTATATCTACATCTTCGCAAGCCTCATGACTGTTTTGATCTCTGTGTTCGCCAAACTCTATAATCCTATCAAAAACATCTAAAAGTTCTTTTACGTTCAACCCCATAATATGTGGCGAACTAATTCCTTCAATCATAGCCCAAGCTCCTCACGCGTTTCTATCTTTGTATTTATATTGTCTGTAATGATTGCTGTTGGATATTCTAACATTAGAATAGCGGCTGCTTGTCCAGCTGAAGTTGCCTTTATAAACTCAATGCGAGTTACCGGGTCGTCTTGCTTTATGTAGTGTACTTCATAGTACCGAGATTTGTCTTTAAACATTTTGTTGTAGCCTTTGTTAGTGCGTTAGAACTTGCAATAGATTGATTATTTTAGCAAGTTATTTTTCTATGTTTGTAAAAAAATACCCAGACCGGCAAAAGTCTGGGCATAAACGTACTAACAACATTGGCTACTTGCGCGATTAGACGCCTGTAGAAACATCCTCGAAAGGAATGATATGACACTAAATACAGATAAAAAAGATAAAAAGCAAACTATATATGGTGATTTTGCAGCTAAATATTTCGAGTTAGGGCTTTCGGTTGTACCTATAAGTCCGGGTACAAAACAGTGCTTTATGAAAGGGTGGAATAGACTCTGTAAAGAGTTGCCACCTTTAGACTTTCAAGAAAAATTAGCAGAAAAGTATGAGGCACATAATATAGGTCTAGCGGTAGGGCCTGCTTCTGGTATATGTGCCTTTGACTGGGACTATGAGGGACCAAATGCCGATGTGTTGGAAGATTTTATAAAAGGAATATTGCCACCATCTCCTGTTATAAAAGTAGGCAAGAAGGGTTGGACGGCCTTCTATAAGTATAGTGACGGCTTAAAGAATATAAAAGGAAACGGGTTCTATGACTTTTTGTACGATAATTGCTATACAGTCCTGCCCCCCAGTCAGCATAGTGGTGATATTTATTATAAATATGTAACACCTGATACGTTGCTAGACATTTCATTGGATGACCTGCCAACGCTACATAGATCTATGTTCAAGAGTATCAATAGATTTGTTGGTCAAGATCAGGATGAGTTAGAAAACTACAGAACACCGAATAGAATGGGAAGACACAATAGAATCTTTGGTTTTATTATGCAAAAGAGTTCACAAGTAAAATCAATAGATGATTTAATCCTACAAACAGATATATACCACAACACTGTCATAACTAAGGACCCTAAGGGTTCATATTTTACAGGTAAAGACGATTGTAAAAAGTTGGTAGAGCGTGTTGTTAAATGGAAAAAGGAAAAACTTTCTAGCGATGGTATCAATTGGGACATAGGTATGTTCGAGATTGAAGAGAATGGTAAAAAGAAGTTAGACTTTAATACTTTTTGCGAATTTTTAGAGTTTCACTTCCAAGACATAAGAAAAGATATAATAAGTGGTGTTGTTAAGTATAGAAATGACAAAGACGTGTTTATGTCCATTCTTAATATAGAGAAAACCATTAAAGCACTAGCTATAGAGAGTGGACTTCCTAAAAATAATATACCAGAGTTACTAGAGCGATATTGTACTGAAAAGAAGCCAGAGTTATTAATAGACATACCTAAATACGATCATAAAGAAGACTACATTGCTCAGTTAGTGGGTAAATTACAATTCTCTAATATATCTACTGAGTATGGAATAGAATTGTTTAAGCAGTACCTATCTACAATATGGTTACGTTTTAGAAATAATAAAGTACAAAACAACTGGATTATATTTCAAGGTGCTCAAGGTGTAGGTAAAGATTATTTCTTTGATTATTTATTTGAGGGATTCGGTCACTATTATTCAGAGATAAGTTTAGATGGATATCAGAAAAAAGACATATACGATGCTATCGAATCATTACTTGTTGCATACGTACCTGAGTTTGATGAGTCAAAATCAAAATCAATAGCTACACTAAAGTCAATAGCTACTACTAATAATGCTACTTATAGGCCAAGTTATAAACGAGATGCTGAACGCCATGAGTTTAGGCACTCCTTTGTTTCTAGTGCTAACCCAGATAATTTACTTAGAGATTCAACAGGTAATAGGCGCTTTTGGATCTTTAAAATAGATAAAATAGACTGGGATTACAGAAAAATACCACAAAACCAACTCATTGCTCAAATGGTGTGGTTAGCAGATCAAGAGTATAAGGCTAGTAAAGAGGCCGTTGCAGCAATGGCCGTATTTATAGCTGATGAAACACCTGACGATATGGATAGGTATGTATTTGAAACATGCAATGCAGTAATCAAAAAATACTGGGATGGATTAACAGAGTCGGGAAAACAAAAAAAGATTAGATGGGCAGTTATAGCTGAAGAAATAGGCAAGGTAGCAAAGAATCACAGTATGTATATACGCGCCACTCAAACAATAATGAAGAAGTTTGGTATAGCTAAAAAGGATCGGGATGGGACTTATTATGTGCCTGTTTTTGAGTCATCAAATGAAGATGCTGAAAAAAAGAGCGCTTCGGAAAAAAAGAAAGTGCTTAATTATGCGACAAACGCATGGGTAGATCGGTGATAAAGGCAATAATGCGGTCACGCGGTCACATTGCGGTCATCTGTAAGTACCTGTTTTTATTAAAATATGATCGCAGTGATAGGAGTGATAGGAGTTTATAATAGAGTATTATTATTATAATATTATATATATATAGGGAAAAGTTTAGCGATCACGGGTAGAAATAACAACTAAGCAAAGGAGTAGTTAAATGGAGACACTAGTAAACCACGACAGAGCAATGAGACAAGGACCAGATACGATTGATTATTATTTAGGCAGAGCGCCTAAGGGCTATACGATTGAGCAAAAGCTAAAATATGCAGAGCTATGTACAAAAGATTATCACTCGGTTGTTACAACTGAAGCTAATGAGGCTGTAGCAAGGGATACTGCACTAACACTAAGCCATATTGCTTTACGAGAAGAAAGAGAGAGAATGGAGATAGGGTAACCTTACTAAAGTCTAGATCCGCATACCAAGATGACCATGGATGGTTTGATTGATTTAATTAAGCTGTGAAAAAGATGACCGAGGTATGTAAGTGCCCTGAATGTGGCAACGCGGATTTAGCAGAAATAAGGGTAGTACTTGATACTGACCCTGAAGTGACTGAATTGGTCGATTATTGTGCGCCTTGTGGAGTTATCCTTACTGAAGAGAAGGCTTGGTTTGATGAAGGTGATATTGTTGAGTTCGAATACATACACTAGGCGTGATTTAAGGCCTGTGAGCGCTGCTCTAAGCGACTTTTTCATGAAATTGGCATGATTAGGCACGATCTAGGTCCAGACGCCTTGGACTTGATATGCCTTAGTTAGTTTCAAGCATGTTTATTATTATATATATTATAACACATATCGGCAATTACTTAAAGAAAAACTTTAATGTTCGCATATATACGAAGTTTTTACTAAATTTATTCGTATATATACGAAGTAAATGAAAAGTGCAGGCCCCACGCGACTGAGGCATATCGGATCTTTCACATATTTATTGAGGGCCGCATATGTTTGCGTTGCCGGTTTTTTACCCTCAGTCAGTGTGTCTCCAGTGGTCTTTTTAGGCTTTGCAGCACAATCTCCCACAGCTTCCCACACCGCTGCACAAGAACTGTGATTTATCACAATTGTGATAACAATGCAAGGCAATGCATAATAGTAGGTACTTGACCTTAGTCTAATATGTAAAAAATGCCTAAACTTTGATCTAGAAACTGGTGTAATGATTATGTGAAAAACAAGAGCGTCTTAGTCATATCCGATATGCACATCCCTTATCACCATAAGGACTTGTTGGACTTCCTAAAAGCCATTAAACGCAAGTTCAAGCCCGATCGGGTGATCTGCATTGGGGATGAGATAGACGCTCATAGTTTTTCCATGCATCAGGCAGACCCTTCTTTATTCTCACCTGGCGATGAAATGAAACACGCTATTCATGAGTTAGAAAAAATATATGAAATATTCCCTGAAGTTGACGTTGTTGAAAGTAACCACGGGTCCATGGCCTTTCGAAAACAGAAGGCAAGTGGACTCCCAGTACATCTTTTTCGGTCATATTCTGAGATACTAGAAGCACCTAACAAATGGAAGTGGCATAAAGATTTAACAATACAATTACCTAACGGTGAGTACTGTTACTTTCATCACGGTAAGTCAGCTAAGCTCTTATCACTTAGCCAGTCCGTAGGTATGAGCGCTGTATGTGGACACTTTCACGAAAGCTTTTGTATAACTCATTGGGCAGGACCTAAAGCATTGTATTTCGAGATGCGTGTTGGATGTCTAATTGATAATGAAAGCCTTGCGTTTGCATATAATAAAAACAACACAAAGAAACCAATCATAGGATGTGGAATCATAATCGATGGCCAACCTAAATTAATTCCAATGGTATTAGATAAGGTGGGTCGATGGGTAAGAAAAATAGTTTAAAAGAGGTAGTTTGTTTTGGGCAAAAAATCAAAATCAAATATGAAGATCTACAAGACACGCTTAGTTGTGGGCTGTACCACTATGACATTAAAGAAATATCTATACACAAAGATCTTAATGACAAAGACAGGGCGCATACTATTGTTCACGAGATGGTACATGCCTTTTTTGATAGGACTGGACTCAATCAAACAACTATTCCTTTTGATCTACAGGAAATTCTTTGCGAAAACTTAGCTACATTTTTCCTTGAAAATTTTGATTTCGACATATAGCCTGTTATATAAATATGACATATGGTGCCAAAAAGGAATATCACATTTATGAAATTTAATTGTAGTTATACAAGCTTAGAGGATATTCATAAACTTATACCTAATCCAAAAAATCCTAACAACCATCCAGATAAACAAATTGCAATGTTATCTAAGATTATTGATTACCAAGGACAGCGTTCACCTGTTGTTGTTAGTAAGCGTAGTGGTTTTATTGTTAAGGGTCATGGACGATTAGAGGCGTTGCAAAAGCTTGGTTGGGATAAGGTAGCAGTTGACTATCAGGAGTATGAGTCGGAGGCACAAGAGTATGCAGACCTTATTGCTGATAACAAGATTGCAGAGTTAGCAAAGCATGATGATTCGTTAATGTTAGATACAATAAAAGATTTAGACATGCAGGACTTTGATTTTGAGTTGTTAGGTATGGATGATTTTGTTTTACCTATAGAGGCAGATCCGGCTAAGGATATGATTGAAGACGATGTACCAACAGATGTGGATACTAGGTGTAAGCCTGGTGATGTGTGGGTACTAGGTGAGCATAGATTGTTGTGTGGTGATGCTACTTCTATTGATGCTGTGGATAAGTTAATGAATGGTGCTAAGGCTGATATGGTTTTTACTGATCCACCTTATGGCATGAACTACTCAGGTAGAGGTGAGAATATATCTAATAAAATAATGAATGACGATATAGATCCATCTGAGTTTTAGAACTTAGTTCCAGAGATTTCCGAGCGCTATATATGGGGTCGAGTTGAGAATTACAAACACTTATTAGAGGAGCCAAGAGATACTATTATCTGGAAGAAAAACAACTTTGGTATGGGGCGAGGTTATCGTGGCCAATATGAATGCTGTTTTTATTATGGTAGCTTTAGTGGTTCTGATTCAGATGTATGGGAGCATTCCAGGGACCGCGATTATGTACATCCCACGCAAAAGCCAGTAGAGTTATGTGTGAGGGCTATAGGTAACAGTAAGCCAAAGACAGTCTTAGACCTATTCGGTGGCTCAGGCTCAACACTAATAGCGTGTGAAAAAACAAATCGAAAATGTTACATGATGGAACTAGATCCTAAGTATTGTGATATTATACTATCTAGATGGGAAAAGTATTCAGATAAAAAGGCGGAGTTATCGGTAGACCAGCAATAAAGCTAGATGATGAGAAGTTAAAGAAGTTCTTAAGGCTTAAGCCAACTATACGTGCAACAGCTGACTTCTTTGATGTCCATTACAATACTATTGATAAGTATATTAAAGAACACTTCGGTTGTACATTTGGTGAGCTTAGAGATAAGCAGATGTCTCACACTAGGTATGCATTAATACAAAAAGCAATAAGTGAGGCACTAAACGGCAACACTACGATGTTAATATTCTCTTTAAAGAACTTATGTGGTTGGGCAGACAAGCAAGAGTTAGATGTGGCTCAGAATACATTTACATTAAACTATAACTTGGAGAAGCATGCAGACGAGTACGCCAAATCTATTGAAGTTCCAACCTCTAAAGGCTCAATACCAGATAATACAGGACATTCGGAATAATTTCGATTATGCCACTGGAGCTCATGAAGTATTGCTATCTGGATCAGTAGGTAGTGCTAAGTCGTTAACACTTGCGCATATAGTTGTTAGTCATTGTGTTATGTATCCTAATGCACGTTTTGGAATAGGCAGACTAAGTCTACCTGATTTAAAGCGCACGTTATGTATTAAGATTAAAGAGCATTTACATGAGACAGGTATTGACTATAGATACAATCAGTCCACAGGGTCATTTACATTTGGTAATGGCTCAACTGTACCGGCAGTTACATGGGGGGACGGTAACTTGTCTAAGCTTGGGTCTCTTGAGTTAAGCGGTTTTGCAGTTGAGGAAGTGACTGAGACCAAGACAAAGGAGCCATGGGATGTGTTGTCTCAGCGTGTAGGTAGGCAGCAGCACATACCAGAGCAGTTGCTAATTGGGGCGACCAATCCAGATAGTCCAAGCTCATGGGCTTATAAGAGATTGGTTACTAATAAGCATCCTAATGTTCATTGTTATTTTAGTAAGACGTTTGATAACCCTTATTTGCCAGACAGTTATACAGAAAAGCTTAAGGAAACTCTCGATGCCAAGATGGTAAGGCGTATGGTTTATGGTGAGTGGTTAGAATTAAGTACTGAAGTTTTATATTACTCGTATGATAAAGAGCATAACTATAAAGACGAATCATACGAGCCTAAGGTCCAGTTTCCAATTCATATGTGTTGGGATTTCAATATAGGAGCAGGAAAGCCTTTTTCAATGTGTTTTCTCCAGTATGTTAACGGGACATTTCATGTGTATAATGAAGTTGTCATGGAAGGCCAGCGTACTGGCGACATGCTTGACGAGATGTATGAGAGGGGTTTAATCAATGGACGATTTAAGTACATTGTTAATGGTGACAGAAATGGGAAAAATAACGACACCAGAAGCAAACATAGCGATTATTCTATTATCGATAATTTCCTTAGTAATGTTTTATGCCGTGATACAAAGAAACATATAAAGTATGAAATCGACGTGCCTCTTTCTAACCCTCCTATTCGTACTCGCCACAACTTGGTTAACGGCGCTATATGTAATAGTAAAGGTGATAGACATCTTTTTGTATATAGAGATGCACCAACTGTCGATGAGGGTTTGAGGTTGACCAAGCTAAAGGCTGGCGGGCAATATACTGAAGACGATAAAGATAGCTATCAGCATATCACAACTGCTCTTGGTTATAGTATCGTTTCTATATTAAATAAAGAAAACCGTGGTAACACAATAACCATGATGAATAGATAATAGGGGACATGATGGCAGACTTAATGAACATTGCTTATCGTAAACAGATAATTGATGAGATAAACTCAGATGAAAACAAAGACCGCAAGAAAGAATCGTTAAAGAGATTCGAGATATTTAAAGATAGACATGAGCGCTACATATTACAGAAGCTTCAAGAGGAGTTTAGTAATAAGACAGTTAGAGAGATGCGTAAGGTTCTCTCAATTAACATCGCTCCTAGAATCATTAAAGAAGAGGCGAGTATATATAACACTGAGCCAGTAAGAACGTTTGGTGATTGTGATGAGAGAGAAGTTGAAGCGCTAGAAGCTCATTATGAAGCAAGTAATGTAGATGTACAGATGCGAATAGCTAACGAATATTATAAGTTATTCGATCAATGTGCGCTATATATGGTGCCTAAAGATGGTAAACTATGGCTTAAACCACTAGCGCCACATTGGTATGATGTTATCCCTCAAGATGATAACCCGGAAAAGGCTGCAGTATATATCCTTAATATCTTAGATAAGCAGCCGTACTTAAACGCACCTCTTACTAGAACGGACAATAGATACGGTACAGGTAGTGATATTAATAAGAAGCGTTTAGTTAGTGACGGTGACAACCAAACGATAGCAGATGCAGATGATTATAAGTCAGAGTTGAATAGATACGTTGTTTGGTCTGATGATTACCACTTTATTATGAACGGTCTTGGCGCAATAGTTGGCGACATAGACAAGGTAGATAATGATCTTGGGCAATTGCCATTTATAGATGTAGCAAGCGAAAAGGATTTCGAGTTCTTTTGCAGATACGGTAATACGGTAACAGACTTTGCAGTCGACTTCGGTGTTCAACTATCGGATCATTCAAACATATTAAGAATGCAGGGTTATTCTCAAGCCATCATTGCTAGTGAGGAGGAGCCAGCTAATCTAGTTGTTGGGCCTAATCACACTATGTGGTTGAAGATTGATCGTAACTCTACATTACAACCAAGCTTTAGTTTTGCATCCCCTAGTCCAGACTTGAACAGTAGTCTTGAGACATTAGAGACACAGCTTAAGTTATTGCTTACATCACGTGGTATAGATCCAAAGACTATCAGTGGTAAGGGCGACGGTACTAACTTTACAAGTGGTTTAGATAGACTACTTAGCATGATTAGTAAGTTCGAGGCGAGCCGTAGTGATTACATCTTGTTTACAGGTATAGAGAAGCAGCTGGCTGACTTAATAATCGCATGGAATAACTTATTACAAGATGCAACTGATCCAAAGATAGCACTTGATGATGACTTAAAGAATGGAACTATCAGTGAGGATTGTGAGTTGAGTGTTTTATTTGCTCCGCCAGAGATAGTGCAAACTAAGAGCGAAAAAGAAGATAGTGTGATAAAATTAACAAATGCTAAGTACATGACTAAGGTCGAGGGGCTAATGGAACTTAGAGGTATAGATGAGGATATGGCACGGGAAGTGTTAGATAAAATGGAGGAGGAGCAGGCTATTAAGCTGCCTCAAATAATTCCATTTGAAGAGAAGGTTGAAGACAAGGAAGCCGATGGGCCTGAAGATAAAGAAGAATAATGTCGAGCAGACTATAAATTTAAAAGAGACGTTTGGGATTGACTTCAGAGGTAAGAACAATCTCAAGGAGCTTATTGGTCAGGCAATTATTGATAGGATAGTTGAAAGGTCTGAGGCCGGTGATGGCGTTAAGATAAGCGCAGATGGTTCCGGTGTTGAAGTTAAACTTCAAGCACCATATTCTGAGACATATGCAGACAGTTTAGATTTCAAAGCAGCGGGTAAATCAAAAGACACAGTTAATATGACCCTTACTGGTGACATGCTTGGTCTCTTAGATATTAAGCGTATCAAGGGTAACAGCATAACAATTGGTTGGAATGATAAGAATGAGAACGCTAAGTCATTTAATCATATGGTTGGCGATACGGTTCCTCAGAGATTGTTCTTTGGAGTAAGCAATGAAGAGTTGACTGATATAAAGAAGGATTTCGAACTTGATATTAAGAATGCATTAAAAAGGAATTAAGTGTTGGGACTTGTGGCATGGCTGTAATATTTAAAATAAAAAACTTAGATAGTTTTATCTTAAATCTAGAGAGAAAATTTAATAAAATAGTAAATGACAAGAAGTTGCTCACAGAGATAGGGCGAGTTTCTTCTGATAGAATGAAATTCGAAGCTCGAAGAACTACTCCGCTGCAGGGTAATAAGCGTGGTCGTTTCCCTTCTGGTTATCCAACGGACGGATCAATAAGAATAAGAGACCGGCTAGGTCGTAATAACGCGACACACCCAGCCTTTGATCCGGCCAGGGGCAACTTGACTATAACTGGTCAGTTAATAAATGCTATTAAGTTTGAAATAAGCAAGGGGGAGTTAGTTTTCTTCATAGACGGTAAGCGCCGGGCATATAAAAACCCAAATGGCGAAAAAATACCAACTAAAGACAACTCAGAAGTATACAAAGACTTGGTTGTGCGAAATCGCAATTTTTCAGTCCTAGGGGTGGATGCGCAATTAAGGAAAAGAATAAAACAGATAATAATAAGAAGTTTTAGACGAGTACGATAGGTCCAATAGAAGATTGGCCTTGAAATTAACATTATAAAGGAGTTACAATAAATGGATATTACGAATCAAGACGGCAGTGCCGCAACTGAAACAACTGTCAGTGACAATAATCAGAACAACTCAACAGAACCCGGAACTACTAGTAGTAGTGACACTGTAGCATACGACACTCACAAGAGGTTGTTAGGCGAAAAGAAAAAGCTTCAGTCTAAATATGAACAGTCAGAAGTAGAGCTTAACGAATTAAGAGAGGCTAAGTTATCTGCAGAGGGAAAGAAAGACGAGTTACTTGATGCGTACAAAAAGAGGGTTGCAGAAATGGAAGCTAAGGTAAATAACTTTGCCTATAGTTCAGTTTCGAATGCAGTTCGACTGAAGGCTAAAGAGATGGGTTGTATTAGTGACGATAAGTTAGTTAAGCATTTAGATCTTAGCACTTTAACCATCGGTGATGGGTTCCAAGTAGATAGCGATGAGGTAAAGACTATGTTAGAGAATGCCAAAAAAGAAATGGGATTCTTTTTCAAGACAGTTAATCCAAACGTTAATAACGACGTACCTAATGCCAATCCAAACCTAGAGAACGGTAGACCAGACTTCAGTAAGATGAGTAGAGAAGAGCTAGCAGCCTTTGGTAAAAAACATGGGTTATAGCATTAACAGAATTTAATTAGGAGGCCACGAATGGCAGATACTATATCAACACCAGGATTATCGGCAGAGCTAATACTCGCCACAGTACAAAAAGAACTAGCCTTTGCAGCTAAGTTAAGAGGTCAGATCTCTGACGTTTCAGCTTTTGCAGAGCCAGGAAAAGATCAAATCTCTTTCCCTAAGTTATCTAGCTTTACAGTTGTAGACAGAGCAGCTGGAGTAGCTGGCGATGCGACTGCGTTAACAGATACTAAAGATACATTAGACCTAGATTTCAACGCATATGTAGCTTGGATCATTGACAGTAAGTCAAAGATGCAGACTAGCATTGATGCTGAATTACAGAATGCCGCTCGTGCAGCCGCTGCTCAAGGTCGTTATGTAGACACACAAATCATTGCTGAAGCTGAGACTGTAGGTAATGCAATTACTACTGTTTCTCCTTTAGTTACTAGAGATGTAATCTTAGAGATGCAGGAAGAGTTACTATTAAGAAACGCTGACATCGAT